CGCGAGCATCTGCAACGGGTACTGCTGGGCTTCCCTCCACCGGGTGTAGGCATCCTGCAACTGGGCTTGCTGAAGGGCCTGCTGCTGCGCGCCGATCTGACCCAGCATCGCAACATCCTGCCCGATCGCCGCCTGCCCCGCAGCACCAAGACCGGCAAGCTGTTGAGCCGCACCCAAACGAGTGCCAAGGGCCTGCTGCTGTCGTGCGAAGTCCGCTGCCTGCAAAGCCGTGGCCTGCCCGAATGCCTGCTGCTGAAGATTGGCAGCCAGTTCGCCGGCAGACCGCGCAGCCTCGCCACGAAGCACGCCTTCCTGAAGGGCCTGACGCGAGCCGCCAAACGCCCGCGCCGCACGCGCCTGCTGCCCGATGTTCTGCAACTGCTGCTGGGTCTGTCGCTGCAACTGTTGCTGGGCTACGTCCATCACGTTCTGCGTGTACGGGTTCATGTAGCCGGAGATATCGCTGCCGAGGAACTGAGGAGCCTGATACCCCGTAGCCTCTGCCGCCGTCTGCTGGGCCTGCGCGTAAGCCGGAAGGGAATACCCAACCGCCTGCGTGCCGTACTGCTGGGCCGCCATCTGGGCGGGGCTAAACCCTGCGACCGTCTGGCCCTGATACCCCTCGTAGGGGCGGGCAGCAAGTTGACCGGCAAGCTGGATGTTTTCCTGAAGAGGCTGCTGGAGCCAACCGGGGATTTCCTGCTTGGAAGTGGTAACTGGAGTTCCGCCGCCGCCGCCCGCCATCTTTTTACTCCTCCACCGGAGCGTCTTCCGCTTCCGGTTTATCTGGTTCCATATCGAAAAACATAACCACGCCGCGCTTCTCCCACCCCATCGCCATCCAAGGGCGAACCAAGCCACCGCGAACAAACGCGCGGCCAAGATCAACCCGGTGCTGTTTAGCGAGTGCCATCAACTGGGGCTTTAGCGCCTTTACCGCCATCAGGTCGTCACCGACGCACATAAAGACATCGAGAACGCGCTTCTGCGGGAAATCCACAATCTGAGTAATTATACACGCGCTGTCGCTAAATACAGCCTGCATCATTCCATTAGCCAGAAGCCGTTTAACGTCTTCGACGGAATGAGTTTTCTTTGCGAACCGGAGCCCTTTACGGAGCAGTTGTTCGAATTTCTTATCAGTTAGAGCCAAGGGGGACGCTCGCTGTCTGAAGATTTCCCGAAGTATCTACCGTTACCTTCCAAACCACGCCGTCAGAATCCTGCAAGAGAATGGACTCCACAGCTTCGTTCTTTGATACGGTGAAAAGGAAAGCCCGTTTAATCGCATCAAGGGCCTGCGAGATACCGCCAGCCGAATAGGTCTGGGGCGGGGACGGAATCGTTACCCTCATCGTCCGCCCCTGGGAATTAGATCAAGCCGGATGTTGCCGATACTCCACTCCGCATCCTCGGTGGACTCCACCTTCATGCGATAATCGCGCCCGCTGAACCGGACATCCGTGTAACCGTTTGAGCGCGGGGAGTACGGGCCAAAGGTCGTCTCTGAACCGTCTGGCGTATAGGTCGAGTAGAAGGTAAGCGCGGTCGAGTCGTACCCGTACCCGCTATCGGTGATTGCCTGCCGGACCATGCTAGTAACAGCGCCGCGGCTAACATCAAGCGAGCCGGTTTCCGCGTAACGCTGCGTGGTGATCGGGGTTCCCGCAGCCGTCCAGCCGTTCTCCTGATAGTAGATTTCGTTGTTTTCGTCGGTGGCGAGCGGGTAGAGCGTCACGCCGTTGTTTGCCGCAGCCGTGCGCGTGAGTTGCCCAACCGACCACCAATTCTCGGAATAGTTGTAAATCACATAGCGGTCGGGAACGGAACTGCCGTCGCTCGGATACCAGAACCAGACTTCCGGAAAAATGCCGTTGTTTGCGCCGTTCGTGTAGACGCGCCCCGCTGTGGCATCAATGTTGTCGAACACATACGAGCCGACATCGCACGGAAGCTGGCGAACGAAACCACCCTCGTACAGCCAGAACCCCTCGCGCCCCATCCACACGCAGCGACCGGCGAAGGTTGCAAAGGCCATCGGCGCGATAATTCCGCACTCGTGCCCAACGCGCTCGAAACTGTATATGTACGGCAGGCCAATATAACGCATCAGCCAAGCCTCACCATCGGTGAGAATTAGCGTGCCGTCACGAACAGCCACCGCCATGATGATCTTTGAGTTTGTGTCGAGGTCGAAGTAACCGGCCTGCGAAAGGGGGTCGGCAAAATCCCAGTTGACGTAATTTTCTTGATCGGACCACGCCACGCGACGGGGATTACCGCCAGCGCCAAACAGAACAACGTGACGTTCCTCTGTGACGATTACCCCGAGATTATCGGTGGGGACGCTGCCAGAGGTTGCAGTACCACCAGATGAAGTAGCGTTAGTGCCAGCCTGCGAATATGTGAATGTATCTGCGGTGGGGACAGAGACAATTGTAAAAGTTCCGTTGAATGAAGTCGTGGTTACTCCCGCAATTACAACGCTATCGCCAACGTTAAAGTCATGGCTCTCGGCACAGGTAACGGTAACTGTGTTGGACTGCCGCTGGATTGAGGAAATGATGGCGGTTCCTACAACGTGAGCGTTATCGTCACCAACAACCCATTGCAGAAACCGCCCGTCACTTGAGGCAACCGCCAAGAGGCTTGTTCCCCAGTTATCGAAGGTCCAAGAGAAGGTCGGCAAGTCGAATGGGGAAACCGGACGCCCAGTAGGATCGCCGTACAGATAATCCCCGTAAGTAGAGGCGCCGTACCCTCCCTCCAACCCGCTATCGGCAGGGACGAACCCGGTGGGGGTGATTTCGGTAAGCGTTGAGTCGGGGACAGAAAGCGCATACAGATTCCCGTCGCAACCAAACGCACCATACGGAACGTCATCGGTGGAGAGCCAAGTGAAGATAGAGCGGCATGTAGACGCCAGCGGGTCTTCACTAATGCGCTGCCACCCGCCCACCGGAAGGAGTTTCCCAGACCGCCAACGGATAAGGTTTGCATCCCAGTAGCGGTTCTTAGCCTGCAACGGGGTGGCGGGGCGAACTACACCAGGAGGGATTTCGAGTTCAACGTAGGCCATGCCACATTATACCTTATTTCGCAGGGCACTATTCAGGGCTTCGTCCTTTGAGCGGCTACCGGCAGAGGAGCCATAATAATAGCTAACGATCTGATCTGCCTTACTTGATACATAACCGATCAGAGTACCTACGGTTGTCGCCATCAGGGGGTCTTTCAAACCCTCAACGTAACCGCCCAGAACCATAAACACGGTCCCCAGGAACCCGGAAACCACAACTGCGCCAAGAACGCGGGGCATCCAGTCACGAACCTGGGCCTCACGGATGCGGGCGGAATTGCGGTCATCTGCGGCAATCCGCTCAAGGTCCACATCCAGAGCGCGCATCTTCAAGGCAAAATCCTTGTCGGCATTCTTTAGGGCCAACAGGGTTTCCGGGGATGCGTTCTGAACGGCGGCGGCAATGGCGTCATCGGGTGAGTTTTGGGGCAAGCCTAGAGCGGCGACCACAGCCTGCGTTGCTACACCCGCCAGAGGGCCGCCCAGCACCGTGCCAATAGCCGGGGCTACCGTTCCCACCACCTTCTTCCAGTCAAATGCCACGGATAACCCCAATCAAACGCTTAGCCCTGTCCCCAACCTGGGTTGCCCACAAAGAGTTCTTGGCTTCGTCTGCGGCTGTCTCGTAGTCGCCTACCTCTAGGGCCGCGATCATCTTCTTGAACTTCAGCAGGCCGTCGATCCCCATGTTGTAGGCCATGTTGACCAACGCCCGCTGCCGGTTCTCATCCAAGGTCTTGAACACTGGGAGCCGGTCAACCAGAGAATCGTGGACAGCCAGCAGCCGGTTCTTGGTGATCCAGCGGGCTTCCTCTTTGGTGATCCCGGTAGTGGTCAAGTTGATGCCGAACCCAATGGTCAGATAACCGCGAGTGTCCTTGTAGGGGTATTGCATAAACCCTTCGTCGGACTCGATTTCGGATTGCAGCTTTTCGAGATTCATCACCACTTCACCTTATCCGCCCAATACGCTGCCGACATCTTCCCCTTAGCGATGTTCTGCGCGTGGCGAGCCTTAAACGAGCGCCTGCGGGCCTTCTCTGCTTCCGTCTTTGGGTGAGCCCCCGCGCCCTTAACTCCCTGCTGCCCAAACCGGATCAAGCGAACATCGCCGTCCTCTTTTGCCAGAACCGCGTGGCTCTTTTGGGCGTGCGACGGGGTGCGCTTAGGTTTGTTATAGCCAGCAAACTTTTCCCCTCGATACTCAACCATAGATGTCCTCGTCATCCGCCTTGTTGCGATTAACCCAATCCTGAACGGTCTTGCTTTCGTAAATGCGGATTACCGTCCAGATAATGGAGAACACGGCTGCGATTGCCGGAAGCCACTTCATAATTGTTGCACCAACCACCGCGATGGAGAGTGCATCCACAACCGCCTTGCCGTGCTCGTCCATGATTAACGCCCAGCCAAAAGATAGTTGTTGTACGCAATAACTCCGATAATCAAAGCGAAAGCAGTAACAGCGCCCATTACCGGAATGATGGGGAAGGCCAGAACAATTACGGCTGCGACAAAGTGAACCGCCATCTTTGGCACAACCCAATAGCGGCCAAGAGTGCGCTGTAGGTAGGCCATCAGCGGGTTGCGCTCTACATTACCGGCTGCAAGGCTTTTGTTAGTCGAGTCACAGTCGAACACGCCGACCGCCACAACGATTGCCGCGATAGCTGATGCTAGGGATTCCATTACACGCCCACCGGCTTCTTGTATTTACCCTGCGAAACGATACAGACAGCGGCCATACCCGGCATCTCCATGGTGATTACAAATTGCCCGTTGGGGTCTTCGTAGAGAGTAAAGCGTTCCGCACCCCCAGCTTCACCAACGCGCACCGGCTTAAACCCAGTCGATTCAAACCCGGAGAGAAGTTCCCGAGTGTTGTAGCAATCGAAGCTACCGTTAATCGAACCAATCGGGCTAAGCGTAACAGCAGCCGCAGCGGCTACTCCAGTGAGCGCGTTGATAGCCATTGGGTTACTCCACCTTGGGTTCCTTCAGTTTCGCAATCTCAGCGTCTCGCTTCTCCACCTCGCCGCGAAGCA